CCTAGATTGAGAATCTAAGATAATCCCTCCACTAACTGAATAGTGATGCAAGAAACCTTTACATTTATTTGTGAATGTTCGCCATCATGGACGAGCCATCCGAGTCCAGATCCAGTATAGATCCAGGGAACTTATCTTTGAGTCAAGATCTCATCCTTAACCCTTGTTCCAGACTTCCAAGATCGAAGCCCTCGCCCACTCTTTCCCATACCGTTTTTGGTAGGTAGGAGCGGGAATAATTAATAAAATCTGACCTGTTATAGCAAGCGCTACCATTGGAACGCTCACTACTATAAAAGACAGATTTTACAGGAGTACTTTGGTGTACTAACCCGAGAAATGTTCTTGCCATTACGTGACTTTATGTTTCTGATGCTCCCATTTCCTTCCAATCTGAATCTTCTATATTGTTGGATGTGCTACAAAGCTAGCTCATACTCACTTAAGAAGTATAAGATTCACTTCGTCCATTATTTAAATTTCTGGACATCCTTACCAATAACTTTCAGCCTAGGAGATCATTGACAGTCCCGTTCAGAGTCCTTCTATCTTAAACGGTTAACCTCTCAATATTTGGGAGAACTTCCTTTCACAATCCGAGTCAAACTCAAGACAGCTTTCGCCGCCTCAAATTTTGATTCAGAAGGTGTCCCTTTGTTCACTCTAAAATGCTGATCCAGTTTCTCAACTTTCTCTAACATCGCCTGAGCATGATCTAAAGTTAGACCCCTTCTATAATAGAATTTAGGGTCCGTCTCAATCTCATCTACTAGCTCCACAGGATCTAGGTCTTTATCCCAGTTGAGGAAGTTTTCTTCAACTCAACCCTGGATAGAGCCCCAAATACCTTCGGAACGAACTAACATTTCTCAGTTCTCACCATTGGAGTCTAAATCTACCACTTCACTGGCGACGGCTATGATAATATTATCATATTCGTTCTCCAGTTTCCGTGCTAGAAGTAGAGCTTCATTAGCAATTACATTCGAAAACTCATCCTCATAATCATCATAGAATTCGCTACGCGTTTCTTGTTGAGAAAAAGGATAATGTTCCTCTGAAATTTCATTTCTAATACCATCCATTATTAATTTAACTGATGAAACCAGTGGAATCCGAAGAGGGGAAGAGTCAAAATCAAACTCTTCTTCATTCGGATCTACTAGTGATTCAAATAACCATCGGTGCGGAATTATACCCTTAGTGGTATAAGCCCCAAGAATGGCTAATATTGGATGCAATAAATCATTTTGATTTATTGAACCAAATCTAGTTAAGAAACGCAGAAGGATACCAGGAGTCGTTATCAAACCTTTCCGGCTAAATAGTAGGAAATTTCCTACTATATCAGCCAGAGAAGGGTGGATTAACGGCTTGAATGGGACCGGAGACACATCAATACCATTGTTATATGTTCTCTTCGCAAACTCAAAAACAGGTTTGTTCGGAGAACTAATACTTTTAGTAAGATTTATTTCCACTCCCAGGATCTTGCAGAGACCTAAATAGGCCTCGGCAAGATCCCGATCAAAGATTGTTAGATCGTCACCTAAGATTTCATAATTCAGCTCTCATTCCATTGGAACGAGTCCTGAACTACTAAACCCTAATCATTGAGACCGGACAGCCCCTGCCTCTCGAAGAGAGAACGAGGCCATCTGGAGAATTCAATGATGAGTGATAGCAAGCATTACTCAACTACTTAAAGCCCCCATAGGTTGCCCTACAGAGTACCGTACGCTATCTGGAGCACCATACTTTGACTTCGTCTTATCATTAAACGAGTAATCCCGATCGACTAAAAGACGCATCCATACATCCCCTAACGGTAGCCCAAAGATCCCCGATAAAATCGAGGAGCTTAGTTCTACTGGTAGGCGATCTGTGGCTGCGCTCAAATCGAAAGAGAATGCACATTTAGATGATAAAGACTTAGCTGCAGACCGTTCTACAGACTTATCTTGATCGAAAGTCCCATCATTGGGAATCAATCTTAATAGGTCCTGCAGAGCAGTATGTAACGGTTTTAACACCGACTGGGTAAGGTTATCCACCATAGCGAACACTCTCAGCTTACCCGCCGCCTCTTCTTTCAGAGACAGCTGGCCCCAACTGTTTCCAGTCCACGAATCTTTCTTCGGAAAAACCGTATTATCCAACAGGTGTCTGGCCTTGTCCACCCCGAAAAGGGAGTTCAAAGTCTGATACAGGTTGAAAATTATAGTCCATCCGTCGAGAATTCGCTGACTGAATTGGTTGGTTGACTCTCCATTCTGTCTCACTACCAATAGATAATCATCTATTAGTTGGGAAATAAAATGGGGAGCCTCTCCTCTACTTAAACAATAGTATAACTCGGACAAAAGCCCGTGTCATGCTATAGAGCAAGTAGGAGAAGCCCGCTGTCCCCACAAGAATTTGCGGGGGGCTAGCCGACAGGTGCTTCTCCATACGGAGAAGCCCGGTAGAGTAGCAAAGAAATTTAATTTCAGTGCTACCCCCTTTAATTGATTGAGTCCCTCCTTATCCCCCGAGAAAGGGTTCGTAATCGTTTCAACCTTCAGCTTATAAGAACACTTAAGTATTCTATAAATTGAAAACAGAGACGACCAGAACCGGATTACCGCGGGATGTCCAGCTTTAATTAATGCGCGATCTGCAGGCTTTATAAAAGCGGGCAGGCCGTTAACTAATCTAGGCATGGGAAGGGAAGGCTCAAGAGAACGAAGGGATGGCAAGTTATCATTGGCCTGAGCTTTTTGAAGGGCCACGTAGCAACATTTCAACCATTTTATGGTAAAATCTGCTCCGTGGTTCTCCTGAAGACGGACCAACAACTTTATGAAGTTCGTAGTAATGACAAGTCTATTTCTCAGCCCGCTCACTTTCCCCGTAGAAAGAGATATAATCTTTTTCCAGGCGACAGCCAAGCGGCTCTTTGAGAGTCCTAGGACTCCCATTGAGATAGGGAACACCTTAGTAGCCTGATATTTCTGTTTTCTAGTTTTAGATCAAATTTTATTAAGAGAAAGTAACTTTGTTAGTTTTTTCATAATAAAATTTTTTATAAAATTAGATAATATTCACTGTACCGAGAGGTTCTCAACGAGATACCCCTAGTGCCTACTTGGCTCTTGTCCCCTTTTAGAGGGGAGCGGTGCAGATCTATATTACTCGCAGACATGTCCGGAAGGGATTAATACCTTCTGCGAACATCTTACGGACCAATCTATCAAGTCTAAGGCTACGCGGTTCCTAGAATTAGGGACGTCAGTTCTTAATCCTATACTGCGAATGGATAGGTCAGAGAGTGCAAGCACTCTCGTAGCCATTTCCAAGCCTCGATCGGATGAGACAGTTAATATCACTTTCCTCTTAGGAAAGGAACGATAAGACTCCGACCATCTTTCTCGATTCTTAACTACCGGGACCTCTCAAAGAGAGAACCCAGACAACGGCCGCATTGCTGCGGAGCTGGCTAAAACCAGCTGGTGGAGCGATTCCAC